ACTCGCCTATGACAACAAGGTGAACTACGAGGATGTATATCAACAGGTTCGTATGTGGGATGCCATCATCTTCAACCATCTTAGGAAGAAGAACATCGTCGTTCCACTGATGAAGCAGGGTAAGAAGGACGAGTCCTATGCCGGTGCGTATGTCAAGGCTCCTGTGCCGGGACTATACAATTGGGTGGTGTCGTTCGACTTGAACTCGCTGTATCCTCATTTGATTATGCAGTACAACTTGTCGCCTGAGACTTTGATTGAAGCGAACAAGTATACTCCCGAAATGCGGGAGATTCGCAGTCAGGTCAGTGTTGATGCTCTACTCAACAAGGAAGTTGATCTAGGTGCGCTCAAGTCGATCTATGTAACGGTCACTTCGAACAAGCAATTCTTCACCACTGCGAAGCGTGGCTTCCTTGGCGAAATCATGGACGACATGTATCAGAATCGCATCAAATACAAGAAGATGGCAATCGAAGCCAAGAAGAAGTTGGAGACAGTGAAAGATGACCCAAACCAGTACGCATTCGTCCAACGTGAGGTCGCACGGTATAACAACCTACAGATGGCAAAGAAAGTATCGCTCAATTCCGCGTATGGAGCTATCGGGAATCAATACTTCCGGTTCTTTGATATTAGAATCGCAGAAGCGATTACGCTCGGCGGGCAACTATCCTACAAGTGGATCGAGCAACACATCAACGCATACCTCAACAAGCTCGTCGGCAGTGAGGGTGTAGACTACGTAATTGCAGGCGATACCGACTCCATGTATCTGAACATGAGTGCCATAGTCGAGAAGTTCATCAAGAACACCACAGACAAGCACAAGGTCATCAAGCTACTCGACAAGATTTGCGAAGAGAAACTACAGCCTTTCATCCACAAGACCTATCAGGAACTCGCAGACTACACCAACGCTTATGAGCAGAAGATGCACATGAAGCGCGAATCCCTCTGCGACCGGGCTATCTGGATTGCCAAGAAACGCTACATCCTCAATGTCTATGACGAGGAAGGTGTGGTCTACGCCGAACCGAAGATCAAGACGGTAGGTATCGAAACCAACAAGTCTTCGACTCCGACCGTGGTGCGCGGTAAGATGCGCGAGTGCATCAAGATCATTCTGGACAAGGATGAAGATGCGGTGATCGACTTCATCGACAACTTCCGTGAGGAATTCAGTAAGCTTCCTGCCGAAGATATCTCGTTCCCTCGCGGCGTCAATGGCATTGAGAAGAATGCCGACGCTACCAGCATCTACAAAAAGGGAACTCCGATCCATGTCAAGGGATGCCTTGTCTACAACCACATTCTTCATGAGAAGAATCTGACTAAGAGATATCCGACGATCAAGGACGGCGAGAAAATCAAGTTCTGCCACCTAAAGCATCCAAACCCTTATCACAATAACACCATTGCGTTCCTGAATGTGCTGCCGAAGGAATTAGAGTTACATGAGTATCTCGACTACGACGAGCAGTTCGATGCCACATTCCTAACTCCAATGAAGAGCATTCTAGACAAGATTGGTTGGAAGAGCGAGCATGTCTCTAATCTGGAATCATTTTTCAGTTGATTTCCGACCCGGTTTGCTGTATACTGTATTGACCTATTACGAGGATTGACCTATGAGCTTACTCGACAAGATTAAGAAGAATTCGACTATCAAGGATACGGCTATCCTGAACAAGTCGAAATTCTTCATGGAAAAGGACATGATCCAGACTGATATCCCTGTGCTGAACGTGGCACTCGGCGGCAGTCTGGATGGTGGATTCACTCCCGGCTTGACCATGTGGGCAGGACCGTCCAAGAATTTCAAGACGGCATTCTGTCTGATCATGCTGCGAGCCTATCAGGAAAAGTACCCTGAATCGGTTGTGCTGTTCTACGACTCCGAATTCGGTACTCCGCAGAACTACTTCGACTCATTCGGCATCGACACCTCCCGCGTAGTTCATACGCCGGTCACGGATGTTGAACAGTTGAAGTTCGATATCATGCAGCAGTTGTCCAACATCGAACGTGGCGACCGCATGATGATCGTCATCGACTCTATCGGCAACCTAGCTTCCAAGAAGGAAGTCGAGGATGCGATGGAAGGTAAGTCTGTCGCGGACATGACACGCGCCAAGCAGATCAAATCCCTGTTCCGTATGGTCACTCCCCACCTGACGCTCAAGGATATTCCGATGGTTGTGGTCAATCACACCTACAAAGAAATCGGTCTTTACCCAAAGGATATCGTGGGTGGCGGAACAGGGTCTTATTACTCGTCCGACAACATCTACATTCTCGGCAGACAGCAGGAGAAGGATGGCACCGAAGTCGTTGGCTACAACTTCATCATCAATGTTGAGAAGTCTCGCTATGTGCGTGAGAAGTCTAAGATCCCGGTCACGGTCACTTTTGAAGGTGGCATCAACAAGTATTCCGGCTTGCTGGATATCGCACTGGAAACCGGGCATGTCACTAAGCCGAATATCGGCTGGTATTCGCGGGTCAATGTAGCCACAGGCGAAATTGAAGACAAGCGTTGGAGAATCAAGGACACACAGAGCGGCGAGTTTTGGGACACTATCCTTGATTCAGATTCCTTCAAGGATGCGGTGAAAGCTAAATATCAGTTCATATCCAACATAAACACAGAGGAATCAGAAGATGTTGAACAAGCTTAGGGAAAAGGTTGCCACACTGGAATTCTGGTGGGCTAAAAGAAGCCTCAAGGATGGAGTCGATTTCGCACTTCGTATTGAGAAAGATGCTATCATTGTAGAACTCCTCAGAGGAAAATTTGAGGGTGTCAGGTTTCAATTCAAGAATGTAATCCTACGGGAAGACAGGTTGGTTGACTTCCAGACCGTAATAGTGGATAATCCACACTGCGCGAAAGTAACCAGCAAGAAATTCAACAAGCTATCGGCAAACCTATTCAGGGTTGTCCTGAGTGAATGTGTGTCCGATGCCAGCAAGGTGATGAATGAAAGTAGAACGCATGATTTTGACGAACCTAATGAAGAACGAGAGTTTCATGAGGAAGTCGATCCCCTTCTTGAAGCCAGAGTATCTAAGCGACAGCCCCGAAAGAAAGCTGTTCGAACAGATGCAGGCGTTCATCCTAAAGTACAACAGCCTGCCAAGCCTAAGCGCACTGGCACTAGGACTCCAAGAGCGAAACGACCTAAGTGAGAGTGAGTTCAAGGCTATCGGAGAAATCCTAACTGAAATCAAGGATGCCGATGCCACCGAAGACCCGAAGTGGTTGTTAGACGAGACAGAGAAATTCTGTCAAGAGAAGGCAATCTACAATGGCATCATGGACGCAATTCAGATCCTTGACGGCAAGGATCAGCAGAGGAACAAAGGGGCTATTCCTAATATCCTCTCTGATGCTCTTGGCGTGTCTTTCGATCCTCATGTGGGTCACGATTATATTGATAAGTGGAACGAGCGATTCGATTTCTACCATCGTATCGAAAGCAGGCTCCCGTTCGACCTGACCTATTTCAACAAGATTACCAACGGCGGTCTATGTCGTAAGACGCTCAACATCATTCTGGCAGGTACCGGTGTCGGTAAGTCACTGGCAATGTGTCACTTCGCTGCGGCATATCTGATGCAGAACTACAACGTCCTGTACATCACGATGGAAATGGCAGAAGAGCGTATTGCCGAACGTATCGACGCGAACCTGATGAACGTGACCATGGACGACCTCAAGATGTTGTCTTTGGACATGTACGAAAAGCGCATGAAGGCAATCATGAGCAAGACTAAGGGTAAGCTGGTCATCAAGGAATACCCTACGGCAGCGGTCAACACTGCGCATTTCCGTGCGCTCCTGCAAGACCTCAAGCTCAAGCGGAATTTCGTTCCTGATGTAATCTTTGTAGACTACCTGAATATCTGCGCATCGTCGCGGATCAAGCCGGGTGCCAACATCAACTCCTACACCTATGTCAAGGCAATCGCGGAAGAACTCCGTGGGCTAGCAGTCGAGTGGGACGTTCCTGTTGTTTCTGCGACACAGACTACTCGTTCAGGTTTCACCAACTCGGATCCCGGTCTGGAAGATACCTCAGAATCCTTTGGTCTTCCTGCGACAGCCGACCTCATGTTTGCACTGATCGCGACCGATGAACTGACTGCGCTCAATCAGATTATGGTCAAGCAGTTGAAGAATCGCTACGCCGATCCGACGCTAAATAAGAGATTCACCGTGGGCATCGACCGGGCGAAGATGAAGTTGTACGATCTAGACTTGAGCGCACAATCCAACATCATAGATTCCGGTCAATCCAAGGCTAGTGGTCCCACAAAGGGCGGCAACAAATTCGGCGGGTTTAAGGTGTAATCCGTGTCAAGAACATCAGATTTACAGGAATCTACACAGGCGCTATTTTGTGCCGTAGCCGATTACTTGGGTGATCAGGAAGCCGCTGTTGCTTTTGATACCAACAAGTACAAGACATATGACGAGTTCTTGGAGAACTACATTTCCAAGAGCGGCAAGAACATCAACCTAATCATCCAAGAAGCATATGAAGATATGTCTGATGTGACTCAGGGTGGAATTACACTTCCGATGATGGAGAGATTCATCCGCAATGATAAGAGTTGGTGGCGCTCCTCGGCAAAAATATCTCTAGGTGTAATCGAACAAGTCAATACAATTCGCCGCAAGTTCTCCAAGATCAAGAAAACTAAGTGGCAGGACTTGTATTACAAGCGTGGCGATAAAGAAATCATGCGCAATATGACGAAGCTTTTTGATCGTGCTAACAAGGAGTTGAAGAAAGCTAAAGTTCCCGACGAAGAACACTTTCGCAATATCAACAAGTGGAGTCCTGCCGATATCTACTTTGCATCCGAGAATGCTGAAAAGAGAGTGGCAAAGGCGGTTGCCGACAAGAAGAACTATAGAAACTTTCACCAGATCAACAAGCTTATTAGCGACCTGATCGACAGCGGTGATCTTGTTCCTATCTCATTGAAGAAAGGTACGGGAGATATCCACGTTACTAAGGTGAACTTTAGTGCGAAGGATGAGCGTGAGCGGCTATCGAAGTTTTACTGTGACTACGCCAAAGAAGGCTTAGATGTGGAATCTGCATATGTCACTGTCGGCATAGGTGATCCAACATCAACTCTGCTATTTCGATTCAGCATCGACACCAATAAAAACAACGGTCAGTATAAGTGCGCAATCAAATTGGGCGGCGGCGGCTTTGGTGGAAGCGTTGGTGGAGATTCCTTAGCCAAGGTGATTGAGAGAGTTGACCCAACCTTCGGAAAGAAATTCAGGACCGCTTTTGAGAAGGGTATGGATGAATGGAATACCGACAAGAAGGAACTAATGCAGATCAAGAGTGCAACAAGTCGAGTCAAAGCACAGAAAGCCTTGGGTAAGAGGGTGGTTGGCAGCCCACTAAATGACTTGGTGTTGGCTTACTTCAAAGGCAGTAGTAAGAAGCGGGATGATATGGTGCGAGAGATAGCAAGATATGCCGGTTCTGCCAGCAAGTTGTCTGCAAAGCATGTGATAGCAAAATAGGATTTCATTATGAGTATCGTGGTAACAGGTGGTTTTGGATTTATCGGCAGCAACTTTGTGCGCCGGTATGCGACGTTGTATCCCGACGAGAAGATCCTCGTTCTAGATAAGTTCACATACGCAGCCAACCTGCGTAATCTTGAAGACTTGATAGGTCGCGCTGGCTTTCATTACGAAGTTGTCGATATCACCAATCCCAAGATCGTGCGCGAGTATCTGGAACGCTATCAACCCCACACGATCTTCCACTTTGCGGCTGAGTCGCATGTGGATAATTCCATTCGTTCTACCGACATGTTCCTGCATTCCAATGTCTATGGGACAGTGAACCTTCTGGATCAGGTAAAGCGAGTATGTCCGAATGCCCTGTTCATGCACATATCCACCGACGAAGTATTTGGTTCATTGAAACACGATGATCCTCCGTTTACCGAGAACACTCCCTATGCGCCACGCAGTCCATATGCTGCATCCAAGGCTGCAAGTGACCACTTTGTACGTGCATATAATGCAACTCACAAGCTGCGCACGATCATCACTAATTGCTCTAACAACTATGGACCGTATCAGCATCCAGAGAAGTTCATCCCCACAGTCATCCGCAAGGCACTAGCCGGTGAGAAGATCCCGGTCTATGGCAATGGACAGAACATGCGCGATTGGTTGCATGTCGAGGATCATTGCGATGCTCTCATACAAGTTTCCGAATTCGGTATCATGGGTGAGCAGTATTGTATCGGCGGCGGAACACAACGATCTAACATCCATCTTGCGATGGAGATTCTTGGCTATCTCGGTTTAGGTCATGAATTGATTGAATTTGTCAAAGACCGCAAGGGTCATGACTTCCGATACGACATAGATAGTGATAAGGTCTATCTTCACACCGGTTGGAAGCCGTTGACACGATTTGATCGCGGTCTGAAAAAGACTGTGGATTGGTATGTAAACAACATGGAATGGGTGAAATCATGCGCACACTCGGAATCATTCTCGCAGGCGGAAAGTCTTCGCGCCTCTACCCTGCGACATTCGCAACAACGAAGCAAGTCCTGCCTATCTATGACAAGCCCCTGATATACTATCCTCTGTCAACTCTCATGTTGGCAGGGATTCGGGATTTCATAGTCATAACGACACCCGAAGAACAAGAGGTTTTCAAGACGCTCTTGTGGGATGCGAAGGAACGCCTTGGCATCAATATGGATTTCGCCAAGCAACACCAGCCGCGCGGCATTGCCGACGCATTCATCATCGTAGAAGACTTCTTAGACGAAGACCTTTCCAAGTTTGATCGCTTCGCTCTAATCCTTGGGGATAACATCTTCTATGGTGCGGGAATGACCGAACTACTCCAAGAGGCTAGTATGGATGCCTCTACCACAATACTAGCCACAAAGGTCAAAGACCCCGAAAGATTCGGTGTAGTGGTATTAGGCGAACACCGGCAAGTCCTTGATATGGAAGAGAAACCCCTGAAGCCAAAAAGCGACTTAGCTATAACTGGTCTTTACTTTTTCAATTCCTCAGTTTTCCAGCGAGCGAAGGTACTCAAACCATCCAAGCGCGGCGAATTAGAGATAACCGACCTAATCAAAACATATCACAGGGATGTATCTGTAAATTGTATTGTACTTCCACGCGGGTCTATCTGGTTCGATACCGGGACACCTGACTCGCTACTGGAAGCCGCAAATCTAATTCAGATGATACAGAAACACCAGAAATTTATGGTTGGCAATCCGCACGAAATAGCGTATAATAAAGGTTGGATTGATGCTAATGCACTAAGATCAACCGCGCTCCTGTGCGAGAAGTCAGCGTATGGGCAATACTTATTGGAGTTACTATCTTGAAACTGAAATGGAATGTCTACATCAACAAAAATCTAATCGGTGAAACAGACGAGTTTGAAAGCACGTTCGAAGCAGACGAACAACGCATCTCTGATCAACGAGTCGGATTCGTGAAAAAGTACATGGAAGACAACAACTGGACTCCTGTTGCGGATTCAATCCATTATCAACTGGTTACGGTGAAAGAATGAAACTCACCCCTGAACAACGGCACTTCTACATCGAAGAACTAGCCAAGGATCTGCCGCCTTGGGCGTACAATGCTGGCGCAAATTTCGAACCCGGCAAAACACCAGTCTACTACTCCGGTCCTTTCTTTGACAACAAGGAAATCGAAGTCGCACTCAAGACCTTCCTGACCGGCAAGTGGCTTGTCACAGGCGAAGAAGTCGCGAAGTTCCAGTGGAAGTTTGCTCGCAAGTTTGGCGTCAAATGGGCGCACATGGTCAACTCAGGTTCCTCTGCGAATCTGGTCATGATCGCAGCCCTCAAGAAGTTTTACGGTTGGGGTGATGACGCGGAAATCATTGTCTCCCCTGTTGGGTTTCCGACCACCATTGCCCCAATCGTTCAGAACAACATGAAGCCAGTGTTTGCCGATATCGAACTCGACACACTGAACTTTGACTTGATGGAAGTAGAACGGAAGATTCGCAAGAACACCGTGGCTATCTTTGTCTCTCCTGTGTTGGGCAATCCGCCCGACATGAATGAACTCAAGCGTATGGCGGATGATGCAGGCATCATCCTGATTGGCGACAACTGTGACTCCCTCGGAACTAAGTGGGATCACAAGTGGCTCACCGAATTCTACACCGCATGGTCAACATCCTTCTACCCTGCGCATCACATTACTACCGGCGAAGGCGGCATGGTCTGTTCCGACAATGAAGAAATCATCAAGATCGCAAGACAATTCTCATGGTGGGGACGCGATTGCGTCTGTGTGGGCGCAGCGAACCTCAAACCCTGCGGATCATGTGGGAAGCGTTTTTCTAAGTGGCTCCCCGACTACGAGGGAGTGGTCGATCATAAGTATATCTTTACCCAAATGGGCTACAACCTCAAGCCTCTCGATTTCCAAGGAGCTATTGGATCCGTTCAGCTAGACAAGTTTGACGAGATTCACTCCCGGCGCAGGGAGAGCTATGACATTATCTCTACCCTGATCGAAACCTATGTTCCCGGTGTGAGAGTCATCACAAATCTGGATGAAGCCGAAGTATCGTGGTTTGGTGTTCCGATCCTGTGTGACACTCCCATAATCAAGAATCGACTTCAGGATCATTTTGAAGCTCGTAAGATTCAGACCCGCAACTACTTCGCAGGCAACATCCTGTTACATCCCGGCTACAAACATCTGGATGACTACAAGAAGTTCCCGAATGCGAATCTTGCTCTGAGTAATGTGTTCTTTGTGGGTGCCGCACCGCATTACGATACCGAGATTTTCAACTATTTCGAACAGGTTCTCTCGCAATGGACCTGACCGTATTTGGGCATACCGGCTTTGTCGGTAGTGCGTTCGTAAAGCGATACAAGGACAACGACAATATCTGGCTCCCGCCAAGATACTCTCGTCGCCCGAATCCTTATATGAGGTCAGATATCCTGTATCTGATCAGCACCACCCACAACTACAATGTCTTCACCGACCCGACACTGGATGTAAAGACTAATCTACTCACCTTCACGGAAGCATTGGATAGCTGGCACAAGAACAATCCCAAGGGTGTGTTCAATTTCGTGTCCTCATGGTTTGTCTATGGTGAACGCAGGGGTTTCGAACGCGCCGGTCCTACTGGTGAAGACGAAGAGTGTCGTCCAGCCGGATTCTACTCCATCACCAAATACGCAGCCGAACAGTTGCTCGTTTCCTTTGCCGAGACTTTCGGATTGAAGTACCGCATCCTACGCCTATGCAACATCATAGGACCGGGAGATAAGGGAGCTTCCAAGCAGAAGAATGCTTTCCAGTACCTCCTCAACGAAATGAAGGAGAACCGTCCTATCCAAATATACGAGAAGGGACAGTTCTACCGAACATACATGGATGTAGAGGATTGTGCTTCTGCACTAAATCTGGTCATGCGAAAGGGTAATCTGAATGAGATTTACAACATAGGCACCGAACCGGCACAGGTGTTTATGGACATGATTAGCTTCGGCGCTCGCGCCTTGAACACCACTAGCCGGATCGAATTCATTGAACAGAAGGACTTCCACAAGAAGGTACAGGTCAAATCCTTTGCCATGGACTGCTCCAAGCTATACAATTTGGGATTCCAGCCGAGATATAGCATCCAAGATAGCATCTATCGAATGATCAGATGAGCTAAATAGATCATCCACTCCCACAGTGCGGAAGGAAGATGATCAAGCATTTCAACCAGTTCATTGCCGAAGCAGTCGAAGATACCGAGAAACTTTCTCATCTGGAACACGCCGAAGACCATGTAATCAACGCAGGGGAAGAGGGCGCACATCACGCCGCCCGTACCCTCGTCGGCGTCCACCATGCCATTCTAGGGCATAAAACACCAGTCAAAGTCACCACCAAATATGATGGTGCGCCTGCTATCGTTTTCGGCACTCACCCCGAAACCAAGAAGTTCTTTGTCTCCTCCAAATCGGCGTTCAACAAAACGCCTAAGATCAATTACACTCATGAGGATGTAGACAAGAACCATGGGCATTCTCCCGGTCTTGCCGCCAAGCTCAAGGGCGCACTCACCCATCTTCCAAAGGTCACACCACCGGGTAAAATCTATCAGGGCGATGTGATGTATTCTCATGGGGATGTGGAGACTT